ATACCGATCATCCGGGTTAGCACGGAGAAAAACGGCCATACTAACACATTATTGGCTACAATCGCACACGAAATGATCCATTTGCATCAAGAGCTTACGGGCGATAGGGAGACGCACGGCCCCCGCTTTAAGCGTATGGCGGCCAAGGTATGCCGGGCGCACGGCTTCGATCCGCTGACGTTCTAGCTATAGCTGCGTGTTTGCACGACCTTAACGGCGTCCGTGTCAACCTCTAAATCAAGCAATTCCTGCACGATTTCCATGGCCGCCTGAAACGCGCCCGGCTCTGTATCGTCGTACAGAACGTCAAAGTCGATGGAGACGCGGATGGACTTCATTGGACCTTATCCTGACTAGCGCCGTATTTGGCGATTAGCGTTGCGTCACTTCTACCATCATCCTTCTTGCGCTGGAATAGCTCCGCGCTGGCTGGGAATAGCTGCATGGCCCGCTCCCGGCTGCCGTCCTTGCCGTCCCTGACGCCCATAGCCCGCTGCCAAGCCTGTGGCGTGACCAGCGTGGTGGGAATGTCATAGGCCGCCAAGACGCCCTCTAGGATGCCCGTAGAGCGTCCAAAGCTGAATACGCTCGTGACCCCCTGCCCCGGCATGGCGTTGACGCGCTCCAAGAACGCCGCCTCGGCATGGCGCTTGATTACGATGGCCGCGACAAGCTGGGCGCTGACTTCGCGCTTCAGCTTATTGTTGCGCTTGACCTCGACTGTGGGCATGTCCACGACGTCTATGGTGTTGTCGCGGGTGTCCAAGAACGCCAGCGCGCCAGACAGGCCGGGATCTATGCCTAGGATAATCATTTTATGGCTTTCCCTTGTCGGAAACTTCTCTAAATTCTTTGGCGGAGAAAAACACGCACGGTTCTATATCACCATTTTGTCCGCGAGAACTGCCCGCCAGTTCTGTGCGCAACACAGGGACAATACATAAATCGGCATAAATAATTGACTCATTAACGCCTATGAAAAGCAAAAATGGAATGCCAAAGCATTTTGCCAATCTAACGCCACGGTCATATTTCGACGCGCTCAGTAAATAATCCGGGTAGGCTCTGCCGCGATCTTTGAACTCACCCCAAGCCACTGGTATTTTGTTTTGTGAAAGACACCAATCAAGCCCATATAATGTTTCACTCAACTTAGTAATTTCATATCCCCAAGACGCCGAAATATATGCTTTAGCCATTTCCTCTACAGCAAGATTTGATGCCGTTTCGTTTCTTGGCCGCCACATCACTTCTCCTCCAGCGCGGCATCAATCATAGCCCACCACTCACACTCGATGATGTCGTTCAGCATCGTGCCGCGCACATACCCGCCAGCCGGGTGTGCGCCTGATCCGGCGTCCAGCATGGCCGGAGTGCAGTCACGCATGGCGGCAATGGCGGCGCGGGCATAAACTTGGGCATGGTGTATGGAATACAGGCTTTCTGGGTCTTTGTCGTATATCGCAAGCGCCACCCGTTCGATCATGTCGTTCATTTAAACGCCTCTCCCCTAACTTTGAGTTCCTCGCGCCATTTCTGTAATTCGCACTTATATTCCATTTCAAGAAGATAAATCCAATCATTCAATAGGTCTAATTTAATCAATGGATATTCAACTTCCCACTCCGGCGGGCGTCGCATTCCGCCTTCCCCGCTGTCCCAATCTGCAAGCAATTTAATTACTTTGCTCATTTCACCTGCACCCCATAAGCCGCGCCAGTGACGGCGGGCGGATAAACGGCTCTTCAGTCTGCACCTGCTCATGCTTAGGCTTCAATGCCTTCAATGGCAGCCCGTAGTTATTACGCGGCGGGACACGGCGGATAAGGCCCTGCACGGCTAGGTCTGACATGTCCTCGCCAATCAGCCCGACCGCGCAGGTCGCGCCCATGGCCGCATGGACCTCAAACGGGCATACGCCATCGACCGCCTCTAGCAGGATCATGGTCATCTTCAACACGGCAGCCTCGCGCTCCTTGCGGTTTGCCATGCGCTGCGACGCCTTACTCATTTCAGACCCGCGCGGCCCCAAAACACCCTTCTTGCGACCCATTAGTGCGTCCTCCCCATTTGATGTCCCAGCACAAGGTTCAGCAGCCTGAACGGCCAGATTTTTTCCATAGCTGCCCGGCTCATGCCGCACTTGCGATTGTGCTTAATAAGTTCGACTGAATTAGCGTAATGGCTCAAATATCCATCGTCATCATCGCGCTCCTGCACTTGCAGCATCCTAGCCGCTTCCCTTGACTCGCGTTCTTCTACTTTGCTCATTGCTTCCTCCTAAAACGGGATAATTTCGTCATCAACGATACGCTCGAAATTAGCCTCGGGCTTCTTGCGCTTCTTGCCCATGGCCTTGGATTTCGTGTGCGCCGGGCCGTTCTTGAACGTCTCGCCCGTGCCTTCGACAAAGTATTCGACGAAATGGTCGCCCGCGTCGATTGCCGTACCGGCCACAAGCGCCGGGATGAATATGTGGCTATCGCAGCCCGCGCGCTGGGCATCGGCTGACAGGTTTTTGCCATGCTCGTGGCAGAACCATTCGCCGTCTGCGCCGGGCGTGGAGTGTACGCATGTGCGGCAGTTAACCTCGGCTTGCTGCTCGCCATGGCATAGCTGGGCGAAGTCGCAGAACTTGCAGGGCATCTTGGCCGCGCTATCGGCAATCGTAGGGAATGTCGTGGTAGATTTGATGATTTTCTTGGACCGCGCCATCAGGTCTAGGAACACGCTAGCGTCAGCATGGACCCATTCGGTATATAGCTCGTCCGTGTTCTTGTTGACGCTGAAATACAGCGCCCGGTCCAGCTTCATCATGCCCATATAAACCTGCATCTGGGCGTAATGCTGCGGCTTGGCTTCTTTGACGCCCTTGTCTTTGAGCTTCTTGGAGGCCGCAAAGTTGGCTGTCTTTACCTCTAGGACGGCGTAGGTTTTCGGGCCTTCAGGAAAGCCCTTGCCAATAGCGTCAACGCTACCGCCGAAATGACCGCTATCATCACGACATTCGATTTGCTTACCGGCTTGCTCGGTGTGTAGTTCCACCCCGATGGCACGAAGTTCTTCGTATACACGCTGTTCCTCCCGTTTGCCTGTCCCGAATAGCCGCAAGACGCGCCCCTCGAATACAGGGGACGCAGCCCAGCGGAATGTCAGCCACAGAAACCGATCACAGTCATGGCCTATTAACGAAGCGCCAAGGTGTTCCCTATGGCCCTCCGTCTTAGACTCATACCATTTGTAGATTTGAGCGGACGTGCTGTGATCGGTTTCTGGGACGACAACCATTTTACTTCTCCCAAGGCTTCTTGGGGGCATCGCCACCAACGCGGCCCATGACGGGCTTGGGCTTCAGGGCGGAGCCTAGCGGGCTGGAACCCAGTACGCAGTTGCGCGTCTCGTCCTTGCGGTCAATGCCCAAGGTCAGCTTGAAGGGGATGTTATACATTGACTCAGTGTTGTCGCCCTTCTGCATGGACATCCCACATGCCGCGAAATACTGCGTCAGACTAGCCATGGCAATCTTCTCAGCGGTGGGATTGGCATTCTTGACGTTCAGGTTGTCCCAGATTTTACGGCCAGAGTAAGCGCCGTCGATGATTTCCACCGTCAGGGCAATGTAATGACCAGTGCCAGCCTTGGTTTCCTTCAAGATGCTGTCAGTAATCATAGCGGTGTAATCGCCGCGCGGCAGGGCTTCAAACGTGCGCGGTGCAAAGTCATTCTGTACGGCGTCAAAGTCGATGATAGGCATAGTAGTCTCCTTGGTTAAACGATTGCGGCGGCGAATGCTTCCCATGTCATCGGAATTGATTCCGGCATGGAGTAGCGGTTCTTCGCCATGTAGGCAGGCTTTTCGCTGGTGAACAACATGCGCTCACCAGTAGTGATGCCACGGTTGTTCGTGGTTCCAAAGCCGGTGTCGTCCTTCTTGACCAAAGTTTTGGTGTTGGCAAACAGAACGGCATCGACCCATTCGCGGCAGACGGCGTTAGCCTTGTCCTGCAACTTGGGCATGTAGCGGTCAAACGGTTCAACCTCTGGGCTATCAAAGCGGCGGATTTGGCAGTGGGCGAGCAGAACGACAATCATCTTCTTGTCGTTACGCAGCGCATTTAGGCCCTCAAGGATTTCGCGCATACGCGCCACGGCGTACACGGACGACCGCCCGTATGCCAAGTCCTTGGCGTCATACTTGGCTTCGATTTCGCGGCTAATCATATTCTCTAGCCAGTCCATCGAATCAATCACAACAGTCAGGAACTTGTGGTCGCTGTTATACAACGTCTGGATTGCGGCCATGACATCATCAGACGTTTCGGCCAGCGGGAAGGCGTCAACCTTCAGCGAGCCGAGGCCGTCCTCAGTGCAAATAAACACAGGCTTAGGGCATGAGGCGGCCCAAGTGCTTTTGCCCACCCCTTCAACACCATACAAGAGTACGCGTGGGCTGGATATAGCCACGTTCTTGCTGATGGACTTTAAGTCGAACGCCATTCATTCACTCCTTTTCAAATCAAGCGAGAAGTGGTTTAAGCGGACTACAACCAAAACGCAATATGATTTTTGATTATTTTTTGCTTGTCACAACCCGCGAACCGCTTCATGGTTCCGGCGCTTAACAAAGGAATCAATTATGTCTGACATTAAAGGCCGGTGCGAACCGGCATACGAAGTTTGCACAAAACTCGGCGGAATTAGTAGGACTGCCAAGCTCTTAGGTATCAGTCAGCCCGCAGTCAGCCGGTGGTGTTCGCCCGCTGGTACACGCGGCACCATCCCAGTAAAGTATTGGAAGAGAATACTTACACACAGCGCAAAGTACGGCATCAGGATTAATCTGCATTTGCTGTCCGGCATTTCCCCCCGAGTCAAAAATGCATAATTCAGCGTTTCTATCGGCTCTGTATGGCGAGTTGGGTCCAAACCAATATGGTTGGACCACCGCCTTTGCGTCCGACCCTAACAAGGCCAACCCGACAGTTTGGGGCGGCAACGCATATCTGGGTACGGACAATGAGGCCGCGATTATTGATAGGCGTCAAGAGGATAACACCTTTTATTGCGTTGCAGTATTGAAGACAGACGGCGACAAACGGCTGCGGAACAAAGAGACGTTTGACCGCCTAGCCGTGCTGCTGGCGGACGACATTGACCCCACTGAACTCAACGCCATGCCGTCGTTCGTCATCCAGACCAGCCCGCATAAGTCGCAAGTCGGAGTGCTGATTGACCCCGATGATGAGGATGCCCGCGACCTACCCCTGATTGACGCCATCCTGCAACGCATGGCCGCAGACGGCCTGTATACAGGCGACCCATCAGGCAACAGCGCAACGCGGTACGCACGGCTGCCAGTCGGCTCAAACACCAAGGCGCGGGATGAAGGCCCGTTCTCTACCCAGCTTCTCAAGGCCAAGATGGGGTATTACTCCTTGCGGGATGCTTGCGCCACTTTTGGGCTTGACTTGGACGACATCAGGCAATCAGCGGGCAAGGCCAAGGTCGAGACGCAGATTAAAACCAGCTCCGGCGATAGCTCGGAACTGTATAAAGCCCTTATAAATCCGGACCTTACGCAGCGGGCATACCATGACGCCCTCCTGAAGCTGTCTAGTTCTATGGTGGCCTCTGGGATGCATAGGGGCGCGGTAGTCAATCACCTGCGCTCGATCATGTACGCCTCGAAGCCCACCGAGGGCGGCGAGCAGATGGAACGCTGGCTGTCTCGGACAGGAGCTGAGTTGGTCCGCATGGTTGAGTCGGCTGGCAAGTTTGCCCCCGATGACCTAGGCGCGCCGGTGGCCCCTGCCAAGCTGATTATGACCATGGAGCAGTTGAAGGCTGCGACCATGGACGTTGATTTCCTTGTCCATAACTATATCCCCGAGAATGCCATCATGTGCCTGTTCGGGGCCAGTTCGACGTTTAAGTCGTTCGTGGCCCTGTCTAGCGCCCTGCACATAGCGTCCGGCATGGATTGGCTAGGCCAACGCACCAAGCAGGGGCCGGTCCTGTACTGCGCCGCAGAGGGCGGAGCTGGCATTTACCGCCGGGCGGCAGCTTGGGCCAAGGTGTACTTGGACGGCGCTGAGTTTGTACCGAATTTCAGCGTGGTAACCCTACCCATGAACCTGACGGCCAAGGATGAAATGGCCGCGTTGAGGATGGAAATAGCGGAAATGCCAGTGCCGCCGGTGTTGATCGTGCTGGACACGGTTGCCCAGTTGTACGGCGGGGGGGATGAGAATGACGCCTCCAAGATATCCGAGTTCTGCCGGGCAATCGGCCAGCACCTGCGCGCGCCGTTTGGTGCCACCGTCATGCTGATCCACCACACAGGCTACGGCGTGGACGCGGCCAACAGACCACGCGGATCGTCAGCCCTGCCCGCCGCCATGGACGCCATGCTGTCCATTGTGCGGTCAGATAGTGAGGCGCTCACCTGCAAAATGACCGTGACCAAAATGAAGGACTCAGAACATCCTGACCAGCCCACCTATTTCGACATGGATAGCGTTGAGGTGGGCGTGGACAAGTACGGGCAGAAGCAGACTAGCCTAGTGGCCCGGCATTCGGATCAGGCTAAGAAGGCCGCTGACGCCCTTAGGTCGGGGAAGTATTCCAGCCTGATCATGAAGATGTTGGACGCTGGGACGCCTGTCACGACTAACGAACTGCGGATGGCGTCCATGCCGATGTCAGGCAACAATACCGACAATGCCCGCCGGGCCATTACGCGGACCCTCAAGTTGCTGAAGGAAGCCAAGAAGATATATGAGAAAACGCCGGACGTTTGGATGATTGAGCGGTAGACGCTCACCCCCTGATCGGGAGAACCACCAACCTGATCAGGGGGGAGCTAGGCTTAGGGGGGAGCGCCCGCAAGCCTTTTAGATGCCCCCCCGGCGAAACCGCCAAGCCTACCGAGGGGGCCGCGCACATGCGGCGAGGAATAACCGCCAGCGCGTTTAGTCTGACGCCAGTTCGGCAATGATAGCCGCATACCCGCAGATATCAGTGATACTGTCTAGGCTCATACCCTGCCGGAGACGGGAAAGCTTCAACTCAATCATGCAGAGTGCCACCATGCTGGCGCTGACGGGCGCGCCGATGACGGATGACCAGCGTTTAGCCGTGTCCTCCATGTTGTCGCGGATGTCGCCATACGCCGCACCGCGATCACGGACTACAGACTGCACATGGCCTAAGAATTGGTCGGCGTTCATTTGATTTTCCTTTATAAAACAAAGTCTTGTTGGACGGGCTTTGGCGTTTCGTCTTTGAATAGACGCGGCTGCTTGTAAGCCTGATCTATGCGGCGGCAGCTTAAGTCAAAAAACTGCTCGCTCTGCTCAATTCCAATGAAGGACCGGCTTAAATTGGTGCAAGCGATTCCTGTAGTACCGGAACCCATGAACGGATCGCATATTGTTTCCCCGTGCCGTGTGAAATCACTGACCAACTCCATCATTAGCGGTAACGGCTTTTCTGTTGGATGCTCGCCCTGCCGGTTCACGTTGACACAATGGGTATAGACGCCGCGCTTGCCGCCAGCGTTCCAACGTCTATAGCCAGTACCGCACCAAGCGACGGCGGCGCACTCTGCACCCCGCGCCGGTCCCTGCCCGTTAAACCTCGGGGTGGAGTCTGGCTTTATCCAAAAAATGGTTTGGTCCCATTTTCCGGCAGCGGCTTGGATGTCATCCCGCCAAGCACGGATGCCTTCAGCAAGAGAAAACACGATCAACCAACCCTTTGACGCTGCGACCATGAGGGCTGCGAATTGCGCGCGGTCCGCGTTCACCCCCACGAAACCTAGCGTGTCATGGCGGGATCGCTTCTTGCCATCAGTTCGGATAGGGCGCCCAGAACCAAAAACCTTGTGTAGCTCGTCCTCATAAGGCGGATCGGATATGAGGTGATCGGCTTTGAGCGTCGGCAAAATATCCCGGCAACCACCCAGATACAGCGTTG